GCGCACACAAAATCAATCTGCCGCATATAACAACTGGGTTAACTCTGAAGCTAACCAGGCATTGCTAGAGAAGTATGGTGTTAACGATACGGTCTATAGCGAGACAGGTGATAAGTTTCAGTGGAACGGTTCGGCCTATGTAAAGACTGTTAACGAAGATCATGCCGGTCTTACTGACTACGTTAAGATGGCTATGGTCGTGGCTTTAACGGCGGGTACAGGAGCCGCAGTGGCCGCAGTAGCTCCAGCGTTAGGAACTGTTGGGTCTGCTACTTTAAGCAATGCAATCACACAGGCAATTACTACAGGCAGTATTGACCCAGACCAACTTTTGCAATCTGCCGCCACAGCAGGATTTAGTCAGGCTCTTAACGAGGTTATTGGCCCTGCTTTATCTAAAGCAATGGGTGGTATTGATGTTTCTAAAATTACAGGCATAGAACAAGTAGATAGCGTTTTAAACTCAATGGGTCAAACGGCAATTCGTCAAGCGGTTTTTGACGGCAGTTTAGACATGGATCAAATTGTTACGTCAGGATTGTTTACTGCGGCTTCAGAGTTTGCTGAGTGGTTGGCTCCAGCCTCAGATTCAGAAGAAAATAAAGCAAAACTTGCCGAATGGAGTGCCAGTAGGTCGGAAGAGCAAAATGCAGAGCTTGCAGAAGTTCTTGATAGGGAGTTCGGAAATGATTTAAACGAAGCTCTTGCCCAACAACAATCTGTTGCTATGAGTGATGCAATTGGCAGGATTCAAGACAATCTTAATGAGATGTATGCTCCAGAGCCTGAGCCAGATTTTAGTGCACCTGAAGAAAGTACAGTAGATGCGGCGGGATCTGGGTTAGAAGACACAACAGCGGATCTTAGGGCGGATACAACAGAGGTCTCTGAAGTTGGGGGTCAAATTGTTTATCCAGAAGATGGAGTTACTGGATCACGTGCAGAGCAAATGCTTGCTGATGGAACTCAATTAAATCAATACGGCGCAATGAGTATTGACGACACATACCTTGCTTATCACGTAGGATTAGAGCCGGGGTCAATAGACGGCGAATACTATCTAGTTGATGTTGAAGGCGATGGATACTATTTAACTGACGGAACAAACCTCGTTAAATATCAAGGCGAAGTAAATGTTGATGATAGCGGAAGAGTTAGTTTAGAAGGCAACACTATGTCTTGGCTTGACTCTCACTTTGCAAACGGCGGATCACTTCCCGGCGGAGCTGGAAGTCGGATGGCTGATATAGTCTTAGAAAATACACAGAGCAGTAACTATTACGATGCTCTAGAGGAAACATGGGAAGAAATAGAGCAAGGGCAGGTTTTTGAAACAGAAGAGGCCCGACTTGCCGCAGTAACCCCTGAAGAAACTCCGGACACCCCTTTAGATTCAAGAATGGAGTTTGAGCTTGATGATTATGAGTTTGAACCGGAAGTAATCCCAGAGCCACCACCTGAGCCAGAACCTGTACAACCTACAGAGCAACCTACACCAGACGACGGTCAAGCCGGAGCAACCCCTCCGCCTACTCCTGCGCCTACAGATACAGAAAACCCAATTACAACTGGCATGTTCCCTGAGTATTTTCCAGAGCCTGCTCCTGCTCCTACACCCGCACCAGCGCCCATTGATGGTCGTGACGGCATAGATGGCATAGATGGAGTTGATGGCGTTGATGGGCAAACAGGAGACCCCGGAAGAGACGGGATAGATGGCATAGACGGGCTAGACGGGCTAGACGGGCTAGATGGTATAGACGGGATAGACGGTCAGGCAGGAGACCCCGGCAGAGATGGAGTAGATGGAGAAAGAGGCGATCCCGGTAGAGACGGTATAGACGGCATAGATGGCTTGGATGGCTTGGATGGCTTGGATGGCTTAGACGGGATAGATGGCATTGACGGAGAAAGAGGCGATCCCGGTAGAGATGGAACAGACGGAACAGACGGAATAGACGGGATAGACGGGATAGACGGGGTTGATGGGGAGAGAGGAGATCCGGGTCAAGACGGAACAGATGGAGCAGACGGAGCAGACGGAGCAAGAGGCGACCAAGGTGAGCAAGGTGAGCAAGGACCACGAGGCGAACCGGGAAGAGATGCAGACCCAGAAGCAATTAAAGGCATTGTTGAAAGCGTTTTAGAAAATACTCCTTTTGCTACTCCAGAAGAAGTAGTTAAAGCAATCTCCGAAGCGGGATATGCAACGCCTAAAGATATAGGAACTGCTCTTGCACAGGCAGGATTTGCTACACCAGAAGATATTACTAAAGCAGTTGCTAATGCGGGATTTAGCACGCCAAAAGACATAGCTACAGCATTGGCTAACGCAGGGTATGTTACCCCAGAACAGTTAGGAACTGCGCTATCCGGAGCAGGCTTTGCTACCCCTAAAGACATTACCGATGCTATTGCTAGCGCAGGATTTACTACACCAGAAGATATAGCTACAGCACTAGAAAGTTCAGGATTTTCTACTCCTGAAGATATTAAAAACGCTTTGATTGGCTCTGGGTTAGCTACACCAGAAGATATTGATTTGGCTCTTAATAATGCTGGGTTTGCTACAGGCACCGATTTAGATGATGCCGTAAAAAATATTTCAGAAACTATTGGTGGATTAAAAACTGCTAGTCCAGATGATGTTCGAAATATCTTGTCTGATTATGGGTTTACTGAAGATCAGCTAGAGCAAATTTCTGGGTCTATAACAATACCGCCTTCCGCAACTGTTGAAGATGTAAAAAATATTGTTTCTGGAATTCCAGAAGGATTAACAGCAGAGCAAGTTGCTACTCAGTTGAGTGGAGACTTTAAAGGTCTAACTACAGATATTGCCGGAGTTAAGGGCGGCATTGATGACTTGGCAGAAAGCTTGGGTCTTTCAACAGAAGCTTTGGTTAAAGCAATATCCGGCCTTGGAGAGTCAACTGGTGAAGATCTTACTGGCCTGCAAACCAATATTCTTAAAGGCTTAGGAGACCTTTCAAAAGATTTAGGCGTTGATATTGGAGATGTAGCCAAATCCGTCACGGGTCTTGGAGAAGGAATTTCTAAAAACATTAAAGGCCTAGAGGAACAACTTACTGGAATTGGCACAGGCGTTTCCGGCGTTCAAACAGGAATTAAAAGTCTTGCTGAAAGCCTTGGCTTATCAACAGAAGCTTTAGTAAAGGCAGTATCTGATCTTGGAACATCGACTGGAGAAAACCTTACTGATGTACAAAAAAATATCTTACAAGGGATAGGCGATCTTTCTACCGACTTAGGACTTGATATTGGAGATGTAGTTACCTCTATTGGAGATCTTAAAACGGGCGTTGGAGAAGAAATTTCTGGTCTTGGAAAAGATGTTGAGGCTGTTGGAACGGCTGTAGGCGGAGTAAAAAAATCAGTAGATGAAGGCATTAAAAGCCTTGCTGGATCGTTAGGCGTACAAACTGATGACATTACAAAATCTATTGTTAAATTAGGCACTGGAGTTAGTAAGGATATTACTCAATTAGATGCAAGCGTTCTTAAAGGATTAGACGGTCTTGCAACTGAATTAGGGACTGACATAAATAGCGTAGTAACTTCAATTACAGGTCTTGGTACTGGGATTGGTAAAAATATTGAAGGTTTATCTAAAAATATAAAAACTCAACTAGGGTCTGGTTTCGAGGGATTGGGCACTCAAATAGGCGGTCTTGGGCAGGGTATTGCCGGGCTAGGTGAAGGGTTAGGCGAAGGCATTGCTGGGTTAAGCGAGGGTTTGGGTGCCGGATTGATGGGTCTTGCGGCACAACAAGCAATGATGCCAGGGCAAATAGCCGCGGCTACACCAATACAGCCTGTTAATTTTGACCCATTCCGTCAAGGTTTAACACGGCGTAAGCTTGCTCAACCACTACGAATGGGAATGTTTACTGGAGGCGCTAGAAACGCATGACATATCTAAACCTAATGAATAGCGTATTGCGTCGTCTTCGAGAAGAAGAGACTACATCCGTTACAAGCACGACTTACATTAAGATGGTCGGCGACTTCATCAACGATGCAAAAACATTAGTTGGTCAAGCGGCTGACTGGTCTGCACTACGTGAAACTATAACGATCTCTACAACTGCATCGGACAATACCTATTCGCTAACGGGG